AAGATGGTGAGTTAGTTTCTGGTACTGTAGAAGATGCTGTAACATACCAAATAATGAATTCAGGAGCTGGTGAAAATGCAGGTGATACAATTTCATTAGCAGAAAATGAAGAAGATTCAAATGGAATTATATTCCATAATATATCAAATAAAACTGAAGTTGGTGACCAAATATCACATTCTACACCTGAACAAGATGTAAAAAAAAGATTGTCTGAATTGGATAAATTAGAAAAAAATAAAAGAATAGATTCAAAGCAGGCTGAAAAGGCTAGAAGTATAATTAAAGTCGGATCTAACGGTAAACAACAATCTGATGCCAATTTAAAAAAATCAAATCAGACAGCGTCTACAACTTTAGATTCTGAGATGAAAACCCCAAATATTAAAAAGGCTGTAGATTACTCCTGGGACAATCAAAAAGAACCTAATCTTAAAAATAAAAATGAACCGGGATTTCCTGATATTAATAACCCAGATCATTGGATAGATATAGAATATGAAGTAACAAATGATAAAGGTGAAAAAATCACAAAGACGAGACGCGGAAAAAGTATTGATAAAAAGAGAAGAGATGCTATAATTAAAAAACATAACAGTTTAGCTAATTTTATTGACTATATGAAAACTGCAGATTCACCGACTAATTCAGAAAATAAAATGATGGAACGTTTATGTAGTAGATTTAAATATTTAAATCCTAAATTAGATGTTCCAAAGGAATTGACTAAACATAGGCAAGATTGGATAGATGCTGATAATACAGAGCATGATGCATTAAATCAAATAAGAGTTCCTATGAAAATTAGATTTAAAAATGAAGAAACGGGTGAAATTGAAGAAATTGATCATGATATAGGATTGGGTAATTCTATTTTAGGTGAAGAAACTGCTACTATGATACATTATCATTTAGCTGATGATGATTATGAAGATATGATACTTAAAGAAACATCTATAACGAATAATGGTGGAACTAATGTAGATGGTGATGTGTTGAAAAAATGCTTAGGTATTGATAATAAATCCCAATTTCTTGCTGGGTTTGAAAAAGGAGAAACCAGACTTCAAAGAGATTCCAGTAAAAAAGATAAAGATGGTAACCCTTTAGGTAATGTAACTGGTGTTATAATTCAGACATTTGCATTAGTTTTAGAGAAAAATCCAACCCCACCCCCAAATTTAATTAAGAACAGAAGAGTTGTTGCTGAAAAAAGATTTAGGCCAACTGGAGGCAAGATGTCAAAATTATCTAGTTTAGGAAAATGGTCAGGAGAGGGTAAAGAGGATGGAATGCAAGATTGTTTTGAGGAAAATAGGGCTAAGTAATGCAATCACAATTATTATGCACATTCACAACCTCATCCGAACTTGATAATCTTGTAGAATATATCAGCAAAAATCATGCTATTATGTTCAACAAGATATATGTATTTGAAATTGATGGAAAAGAAGATGAGTTGGTATGTACATATAATGTAGATTCAGTTAACACGCGCTCTATTTTAGAAAAAACAATATCGTTACATAGAAAGAAGCAATCAAATACACTATATACAATCAACGCCTTGAACGCATTAATAAAAAGTTTGAACAACGGACAACTTGACAAAAAGTTCCCAATTAATTGGAATGATTATAAAAATTCTTTATTATTAGTAAATAAAGATTCTGGTTTTATTAAACACGATACAATCCTCAAAAAAATAGTCCATTTAGATAAATAAAAGCAAAAAAAAGCAAAATAAAGCTTGCATGGTATGTGTCAACTGTTGTAACGTATATTGTAAGGTTAATAACAAAAGAAAGGGTTTTAAATATGACATTTGTTTTTGAAAAAGATACTTCCAATGGTTTGATGGAAGTGGAATACACAATAAGTTCTGTAAGTAATAAACCAGCAGTTATTGAAATGACTATTAATGGTAAACATCATCAGGTCAATTGGATGTCCCACGAAGGTAGGGCTTGGTTGATGGATTTGTTAACTAAAGATTATGAAGAGGTTGTGAATTGTACCTCTGTTAATAATCATTCTTAATTAAAGAGAAGAAAGTTAAAATGAAAACAAATACATTACTAAAATTTAAGGCCAATAAAACTGATAAGTATAAAGGTATTTATAAGAAAGTATTTAAAATACTAAACAATGGATGGTGGGAATGTACTTTTCAAGGTGATGAAAGTGTTATTATAGATGGTTATTGGAATTTATATGTAGAAAATGAAGATTGTACCCCAAAATATGTAGATTGGGAAGATTTAGAAAAATTAGAAAAAATAAAAGGTTTAGAAATTATTTCAATAAATGGTTAAGAAAGGAAAAAATATGACTATTACTCAAATTATTAACGAAGCAACACAAAATCCAGAGAACATCAATGAAGATGGTTCTGTCAATTGGAACTTTGTCGATTCAGATTTATGGTTACATCCTGAATCTAAGAATTTTACAGATAAGGAATTGATGGATGGTTTAGATAAATTTTTATTAATAGAGGGTATAATTGACTAATGGCCATAATATGTAAAAGTCCATATAAAAAACAAGTAATAGATTTAACAGGACCTGAAGGTAACGCATTTTACCTATTAGGAACTGCTATGAAATTGTGTAAACAGATAGGTTTTTCAGAACTGGCTACACAAGGTATTTTAGAAGATATGAAAAATGGTGATTATGAACACCTTATAACAAGATTTGATTACCATTTTGGTTCAATAATAGATTTGGAGAGATAGATGGAAAAACAAGAAGTATTAAATAAGTTAGAAGAAATTAAAGCTTTAGTAGACACAGATTTTTTAAATAGAAATACAATAGAAGGTATCGTGAATGATATTGAGAGTTTGATATTTAATATAAATGTTAACACAGAGGATTTTTAAGTAGTGGGTGGATTTTATCGTAAACCATCACAAAAAACTATGGATATGCGAAAGGCTGAATACTCTGAAAAGTATAAAGCTGAGCTAGAATGGTTTGCAGAAAATCTTACAGAGGTTTCAAAAGATTCATTTATGACGGATATGTATAAAATTTTATTAACTGGTGGAAGACCAATGTCAGATAAGATGGTATCTATTATTCATAAAAATATGACACATTGGAAATATGATACGGTAGAGAGAATTAAACGAGAAGAATCTATGGCGCCTATAATCGAAAAAATTAAAACATTATTAGATATAGTGGAAACTGTAGATGGGGAAAAAGTACATACGAGATACTCTGCCTTTGGATTTGTAAACTCAATTTATAAACAAGCTAAGAATAGATTATCATTAACTGAAAAGCAAATGCAGGCTTTAAACAAGACTTTCAAAAAATATAATGAAAAGTTAGAAAAAAAATTAGAAAAAAATAAAAAGAAAGGCAATAAATGAAGTTTAGCGAAATGAAAGAAAAGTTAAAATTAATCAATAAGGAAAGTAATCCCCAGCTTAATGAGATACTGAGTGCTATTGATGTTACAGAACGATTGGTTAAATTTAATCGTGATATGGCAAATGGTTCATTAAATCTTAATGATTGGGATGAAACTGAATTAGAATTTTTTATGGAAGCTATACCCAAGCTTAATACAGATGGTATTAATATGGCAATTGCTTAAAAGATATTGACAAGTTTAGTTATTTAGTCGTAACTTATAGACATTATATAAGGAGTTAAAATGGATATTATAACGGAAATCCAGAAAAATCAAAAAGAGAAGATTATCATTTCTACCAATGAATATAAAGGTCATAAATATGTTGACCTACGTGTTCATTATGAGGATGAATCTTCTAAAGAATATAGACCATCAAAAAAAGGTATAGCTTTATCTGCTAAAGTAATTCCACAGATAATCGAAGCTGTTATGGATGGATACGAAAATATAAAGTAGGAGTAGTTTATGAAAATTGGTATTATAGGTAATGGATTCGTAGGTTCATCTGTAGCCTTTGGATTTTCGGCACAAACTGGTTGTGATGCTGATGTAAAAGTATATGATAAGGATGAATCTAAATCAACTCATACTTTATCTGAAACATTAACATCAGATTTTATATTTATATCAGTTCCAACACCATCTAATAAAGATGGTTCAATTAATTTAGATATATTAAATTCTATTTTTGATGAAATTAATTATACAAATGGATATAATTGTGATAATATATTTTTGGTAAGGTCTACTGTAACACCTGGAACTACAAGAAAAATCCAACAACATTACAGACATTTAAATATAGTGTTTAATCCAGAGTTTTTAACTGAAAGGTCTGCTAAATTTGATTTTATTAATCAATCAAGATTTATATTAGGTGGTGAGGAAAAGAATGTAGATAAAGTTGCAGAGTTATATAAATGGAGATTTGGAGAAACTACGCCTATAATAAAAACTAATTTTGAAACAGCAGAAATGATTAAATATATGAATAATTGTTTCTTCGCCACTAAAGTATCATTCTTAAATGAAATGTATCAGATAGCTAAGAAATCTAATGTAAATTGGAATATAGCAGTTGAGGGTTTTGTTAGAGATGGTAGAGTAGGGCATAGTCATATGTCGGTTCCTGGGCCTGATGGTAAATTTGGATTTGGTGGTAGTTGTTTTCCAAAAGATATACAAGCTATGATACATTTTGCAAAAGAATTGGGAATATATCCAAATGTTTTAGAAGGTGTTTGGAATAAAAATCTAAATGTTAGACCAGAAGAAGATTGGAAAGAATTGAAAGGTAGGGCTGTTATAGATGAGTAAGAAGAAGATAGGGTTTACTTGTAGTTGTTTTGATTTATTACATGCTGGGCATTTAATAATGTTGAAAGATGCAAAAGAACAATGTGATTATTTGATAGTAGGATTACAAACTGATCCATCTATTGATAGAGTAGAAAAAAATAAACCAATTCAATCATTAGAAGAAAGAAGAATACAATTAGAGGCTGTCAAATATATTGATGAAATAATTGAATATGAGACAGAAAATGATTTACAAAAATTATTATTTGAATTAGACCCTCATGTTAGAATACTTGGTTCTGATTGGAAAGGTAAACCATTTACAGGGTATTCATTACATATTCCAATATATTTTCACGATAGAACACATGATTATTCAACATCATCTTTAAGAAAAAAAATATGGGAACAAGAGAATGAAATATAAAAATAAAGATGGTATAGAATTAAGTTTTACTGGTAACGATTCATTATCTGTATTGGCTAGAGAGGTAATATCTAAAGCTATTACTATGTTGGAAGATATACCTGGATTATATGCAAATGAACCACTAGGACCATTTGAATTCCATATTTTATCAGGCATTGATGATACAATAGATTTTTTAAAAGAAAATTTTGATATAAAAAAAGATTAGTTTTTTTAAAGATTTACCATATATATTAATGAAGTCATTATTAATGACAAGTGGTAAATAACTAATGAAAAATAACAAATAAACAATGGAGAAACAAAATGGATATAAATGCAATTAAAAAGAAGTTAAATCAGTTACAAACAAGTACCTCAATCAAAGATAACCTTTGGAAGCCAAAACCTGGAACAAATCAAGTTCGTATAGTTCCTTATACACATAATAAAGATAATCCTTTTATTGAATTATTCTTTCACTATGATATAGGAAATAGAACTTATATGTCACCAATATCATTTGGCCGACCAGACCCAATTGAAGAGTTTGCAGAAAAATTAAAATCAAGCGGTAATCGTGATGATTGGAAACTTGGAAGAAAACTTGATGCTAAAATGAGAACTTTTTTACCTGTTATTGAAAGGGGTAAAGAAAGAGAAGGTGTTAAGTTTTGGGGATTTGGTAAAACTGTTTATCAAGAATTGTTAGGTTTTATTGCTGATCCTGATTATGGTGATATTGCTGACCCTATTACAGGTAGAGATGTTGTAGTTGATTTTAAAACTGCTGAAGAAACTGGCCGTTCTTATCCTACAACAACAATAAGAGTTAAACCAAACCAAACACCTCTAACAGAAGACAAGGATATGCTTGAATCTCTTTTAGAAAACCAAACCGAAATTACAGAACTTTATACAGAAAAATCGTATGATGAACTTGCAGAAATTTTGGAAAATTGGTTAAATCCAACAGAAAGTAGTGATGATACTACTACAAGTGAATCGTCTGATGCTAAAACTACAACCACAGCTAACCAAAGTAGTCCAAAAACTGAAAAGGTTGCTGAAAATGTGGGTGATGCATTTGAAGATTTATTTGGTGACAAATAAGTTATAATTAACTAAGTGATATGTGTGGTTGTTAAAGACGGGAATAAAGCCGCCCGCCTGTTCATTCGAGAATGGTGTAAAAGTGTAACCGGTTACAACCACACCTCACAATAAGGAGAATTTTATGTTAGAAAAAGATGAATTGGCTTCATATTTAGCCGAGAGTTTAAATAAAGAATTTAGTGATGGTAAGATTGCTTATTTTTTAGATCATGATACTTCACCTACTGCTATTACAGATTTTGTTGGAACTGGTAGTTCCCTTTTGGATTTAGCTATATCTAATAGACAAAATGGTGGTATAGCCGTTGGTCGTATTACAGAAATTAATGGATTAGAAGCTAGTGGAAAATCTTTATTGGGTGCTCATATATTGGCTGAAACCCAAAAAAGAGATGGTGTTGCAGTTTACATAGATACTGAAACATCTGTTAATAAAGAGTTTTTGAATGCTGTGGGATTAGATGTTAGTAATATGTTATATTTACATCTTGATACAGTTGAAGATGTATTTGAGGCTGTAGAATCAATAGTTACAAAAGTAAGAGAATCGGATAATGATAGGTTAGTTACAATTCTTGTTGATAGTTTAGCAGCTGCTTCTACAAAAGTGGAGATGACAGCTGATTATGATAAAGATGGTTGGGCTACATCAAAAGCTATTATTATAAGTAAAGCACTTAGAAAAATTACTCAAATGATTGGTCGTGAAAGAATTGCTCTTGTTATAACAAATCAATTAAGACAAAAACTTGGAGCTATGTTTGGAGACCAATGGACTACAAGTGGTGGTAAAGCATTACCATTTCATGCATCTACTCGAATTAGATTAAAACAAATGGGGCAAATTAAAGATGCTCAGAAAAATGTTATAGGAATGAAAGTTAGAGCTAATATAGTCAAGAATAGATTAGGGCCTCCACATAGGCACGCAGATTACTCTATGTTTTTTGATAGAGGTATTGATGATACTGGTGGGTGGTTAGAATTTTTAAAGGCTAATAAATTAGTTAAACAAGCTGGCGCTTGGTATAAAATGAATGACCATAAAGGTGTTGAGTTTAAATTTCAAGCTAAAGATTGGGCTGGGAAATTAGATGATAATGATTTTAGAGAATATGTTTATAATATTATATCTGATAATGCTGTCTTAAAATATAGAGATGATATCGATATTGATAGTGTTGAAGTTACGGATGAGGTAGTGAGTGGATAATGATAGATATTTACGAATACTCAATCAAGTTAAAGGTGAATCAAAGCTAGAAAAGAAATTAGATGATGATGTTCTAATTATAGATGGTTTAAATACATTCATTCGTTGCTTTTCTGTAAATCCATCCCTGAATGATGATGGTGAACACATAGGTGGTCTTGTTGGATTTCTAAAATCACTTGCCTATATAGTAAAGACATTAAAACCTACTAGATGTATTGTGGTTTTTGATGGTAAAGGTGGTTCTACTCGCCGAAGAAAGTGGTATCCAAATTATAAAAATAAGAAGAAGACTAGATTTCGTTTAAATCGTGGTAATGAGCATATGACATTAGATGATGAACGCAAATCTATGAGATATCAATTAGTTCAACTTGCTCAGTATTTAAATAACCTCCCAATTTCTGTACTATCAATAGATAATATAGAAGCTGATGATACAATCGCTTATATATCTAAACAGATATTAAAAAAATCCAAAATAACAATAATGTCAACTGATAAAGATTTTTTACAATTAATAGATGATAGAATTAATGTATGGAATCCATTACGAAAAAAAATATATGAATCTAAAGATGTTTTAGATGAATATGGTATTCCAACACATAATTTTGTTTTGTATAGATGTTTAGATGGAGATAAATCAGATAATGTTCCTGGGATTAAAGGTATTGGGCTAAAAAGATTAATAAAGAAGTTTGATATACTTCAAGAAGATAAAACTATTTCAGTTAAAGATTTACTTTTATTTTGTGAAGACCATGCAAGTGAAGGAAAAATATTTCAAAATATTATTGACTATAAAGGTAGATTGGAATTAAATTATAAACTGATGCAACTACATAATGTTGATATTTCTGGTAATAGTAAATTAAAGATAAAAAATATAGTCCGTTCAGATATCAATATGATAAATGAAAAGGAATTCAAGAAAATGTATATGAGAGATAAACTTTGGAGTGCTATACCTAATTTACAATCGTGGTTGTCTTTATCATTTGGGCATTTAGATGAATATGTAGGAAAAGTTAATAATGAGTGAAAAAGATAAATTAAGTTTATATGGAAAGGCATTCCAATCAAAATTGATAGCTGGTCTTTTTACTGATAGACAATTTTTAGAACAAATTCAAGATATACTTGAAGAATCATATTTTGAATCTGAGTCTAATAAATGGTTAATAAAAGAGATAAAGAGTTATTTTTTAGAATATAAAAAACCACCTACACTTGAAGCTATAAAAGTTATTTTATCTGATATTGATAATGATATATTAAAAGTTTCCGTTGTAGAACAACTTAGAGAATCATATAAACATTTTGAAGATCCTGATTTAGAGTTTATTCAAAAAAAGACATTAGATTTCTGTAAAAATCAATGTATTAAGGATGCTATATTAAAATCAGTTGATTTATTACAATCTAATAATTATGATGGTATTAAATCTGTTATAGATGATGCTATGAAAGCTGGAACTGAAAAGGATATAGGTCATATATATTTGGAGATGTTTGAGCAGCGATATGAAGAATCTGCAAGAG